GATGCCTCTGCCATAGTAAGTGCCTGTCGGTTAGACAGGTTACTCAAGTTCATTGTGTTAGCTGCACGACTATTCTCTAAGGCTACCTGTTGCTCTGCAGTAAAGTTCATGTTAGCTATATCACTAATCTTAGCTGCATTAGCTACACGTGACTGAAAGGCTTGATCAAACTCCATACCCATAAAGGTAGCACGTTGTTGTGCTGACAGCATGGCTCTTTCTTGACGGTTACTCAGGTTCTTTATTTCAAACCCTGCAACTGTCTGTGCATCTGCACTAGCAATAGGCAGTGCTGACTCCATAGCGGCCTGTACAAGAGCCTGTCCTGCCATGCTACTAGCCCCTAGCCCACGTGCAGCCATCTGTGCTGTAGCGTTACGTAAGGCTCCTGCAGCCCATGCTGGTGTCTCACCACCCTCAAAGTCTGCCATCAATGTATCTAGCTGACCCTTTACAGTAGCTCTGTCACTAGGTGTGGCTGTTGCTGCCTGTATCTGTTCTGTAAACTGACTTGCCTTTGCAGCATTAGCTGCTGGCTCAATAATTTCACCTGCCTGTAGCTCACGCTGTACAGGGTTATCCATTTTAAGGGCAGTGCCTTGGGCTGCATCTATAGCAGATACTGCAGTCTCAGTTTGCTGCTGTCCTGTTACTTGTGCATCATCTGATACAGTACCTGTAGGTGTTTGTGTTTTGTCAAGTACACCCTCTACAGTACCTGCAGTTTTAGTTGGGTCTACTTCAGCTATGCCTTTTCTTGGCAACATCAAACCCTGTTCTATGCCCATTTGTAGAGCAGGATTATCTTCACGCACAGCTTCCCCGTACTTTGGTTGAGGAAAATTAGTGTCACTAATAGGCAAGTTAGGGTTGTAACCAAGAAACATACCTGTATTATCTTCATAAGGATCACGTCTTGATCTAGACGGTAAAAACATTTGCAATTCATTACGGGGATCATAGGCAGTAGCCTGTGCAACTGTACCCTGTGTAGCTGTGGCTGTAGGTGATGTTGCACCCACCTGTCCAGCACCTGCAGCTAAGTCTTGTGATCCTTGTGCAACAGTGCCAGTAGCTGTAGCCACACCACCAATGGGTATTCTAGGGTCTTGCATACGGTTTACTGTAGTCTGACCAATACTTTGTGCTGGTGCAGTTGTAGTGGCAGGTGTTGTAGTTGTAGTGGCAGGTGTTGTAGTTGTAGTGGCAGGTGTTGTAGTTGTAGTTTGATTAACGGGAGTTCTTGTCCCATCTGCATTTACCATAACTAAACCACTAGCCATATTTGTAGTGGCTGGTGCTACCCTTGAAGGTGAAGGAAGCATGTAATTATTAATTGCATTCCCTACTGTACCTATACCCAAACTTTGTGCGGTAGAGGGATTTAAAAAAGTACCCATAGGTTGAGCAAGTAATTGTTGATCTGTTACTTGTCCACCATTAGCATAGTTTTTACGTACCATACCACCATTCATCATTTGAATAGCTTTGTTTTGAAAGTCATTAAACTTCATTTGTGCTTCAGGGTCAGACTGCAGGAAGTCTTTAAACTTTCCCATGTCACCCTGATAGCCTAACGTACCAGCTATACGCTCCATTGCCTGTGGTTTAAATCCTTGAAACTGCATTGCTGTCATTATTCAAATCCGTCCTTTAATCCGTCAAGTATATCTTGAACACTTACTTTTTTCTTAGCGTTAGGTGTATATCTACACATAAATTGTTTTGGGCATTCCTTGAAACTATAACTAGGATAATGATATCCTATTGTACCATTAGGGCCACGGTAAATGCAAACCTTTTCTTCTCTTATCTTTACTCTTTTTGCTAGTTGGCATATTACAAACTCAGGGCTGCTTAATAAACCTGCCAACACTAAAGGCATAACTGTAAGTACACTCATTAACTAACTCCTAGTATTACTAAATAAATGCCCCCACCTAATGTACCAAGAATTAGGAACGAAAGAGTAGCTATGGCTAAGTTATTCTGTATTTGTCGTTTAGCTTCCATAGCTTTATATACAGTCTCTTCACGATCCTTACGTATTTGTCTACGCATACCTAACATTTCATCGTATGTGCCAAGACCAAACCTGTAGTCTAACATAAACTTTATTTCTTTTTCTTTCTCAAGCAATGTCTTCTTACGAACAATAATGTCCATTGCTTCTTGTTCTATGTTGTCAGTACCGTGTGTCTGCTTGTCTAACCATGTAGGGTTTTTACGTTGGGACTCAGCCCTAGTAATGTCAGCTACTGCACCGTACCATGCACCTAGTTGCTGTGATACATCTTGTATTTCTCTGCCAGCACCTACTAGCATCTTGACCCCTTTGAAGGCTGCATTAGCTGCAGCAAAAGCTGTAACGGGGTCTATCATTTAATTATCTCTTTGCGTGATTAGTTGTAACCACATTTAATGCATCCTTGATTGCTTCTACATTTGCATCAATACGTGCAATCATTACGTCATTCTCATGTATATCATCAGCTAGTCTTGCTGTGCTGTTTTCTACATCAGCTATCTCAGCCCTGTTATACTGTATGTCTGATACCATACTGGACACTGCCCATACTACAGCAGCACCCTGTGCTAGTAATGCTCCTGCTATTGTTACTAATGTCCAGTTTATATCCATTAGCTTCTAGCCGTAATCCAAGCATTAGCTTGGGCCGTAGCTTGTTCTTCTGTAGTGTTACTATCTTTTAATGCTACCACCCTAGCAATAAATTGCTCATTAGTAAGTATAGTTACAGTATCTGGAATGTAGTACTCACGAACATCATCATCAGGAGACCAACCTACAAACGAAAAGTCAGGCTTGCCGTAGTAACCCCCATCTTCAATCCAATGAGGTACTTGCATACCTTCTTGAGTCTTAACCATCTTATACTCTAGTATCATTCTGCAGCCTCCAACAATCTCATGTAGTCTGTATTAGTAGTCTCAGTCTTGCCAAATATTCTTTCACTTACATCATCAGCACAATCTAAATACCTGTCTGCCATTTTATCTAGGAAGTCTTCACAGTCACTACCTTTAAGACGTTCACCTTTAATAATACGTTGCTCTGTATGCTTTATGTAACCCATCACCTCTAAGGTTGCTTGCTGTGGGTGTACGCCATACTGCATTAAGTATTCAGTCGGTCCTTCTGAGGACACTCCAGATTGAACCATGCTTCTATACAGATGCTCAAAACCTCTGCGAATGTGGTGGCGTTTTTCTTCTGCTTCAAACATAGAAGCATCCCACTCACCAATGCCATGCTTTTCTTTAATGTTTTCATAGGCATCAACTAAAACAGCTATATCTATAAAGGAGCCATTAACTGCAGTCTCCATGTCTTCTAATTGAATCTTAGCTTCACGTAACTTAGCAATCTCTATATTAGTAGGATTAACTATTGACTCTAACTTTTCTAATCTTTCTATAGCTTCTGCATGTTTTACTTGTGCACTAACTAAGTTCTTTCTACGAGATTCTGTTTCTGCTAATACTTGACGTAACATCCTCATAGGACTGTGACCATTCATCATGGTTAAGGTCATATTAGTCAACATAGATTGGCTGTTTGAGCTACCAAATGCCTTAGCTTGCTCAGTAAGTGCAGGTAAATTTTCTGTAACCTTTTTAACTGCTGGTACATTTACATTAGGCCCAGCAATAGGTAACATATTTTCTTGTGTTAGTAGTGTTAAGTCGTTCATTAGGTTTCCTCTGTTTTAAACAAACAGTATTATATATTATATATTTTAGTTTGTCAATTAACCACTTGCAGCAATCCAACCTTTAATGGGAGCATGTGTGTAAGCTGTTGCTAATGCTACATTTGAAAATTGAAAAACAGTAGCATTAGCAGCAGTAGCTATTGTATGTTTTTCTTGAGTTCCAATGGATTCTCTACTATAATAAGCATAAAGTTTATTATGAACACACCAACCGTTCCCCATTGATGTTGTACTTAAATGATCGCCAAAGTCTGAAGCATTACCTGTACTAGCAATAGTCATATAATCTATTCCTGTTGCCCCAGCTTCAGCAGCAAAAATAAGCCCCCTAACAATGCTATTTGCTGTTTCAAGGCCATACCGCCCTGAAGTTAAATTACCAAAATCAGTGGCATTACCTGTTGAAGCTATAGTTACATAGTCCATAACGTCTTCAGTAGCCCCTGAGTAGCCACCACAAAAAACACCACGAGTAGTATTTGCTATGGCTTGAGAACCTGAATAACGCCTTGCTACAGTAAGATCACCAAAGTCAGTACCATTACCTGTACTAGCAATAGTAATATATTCCATAGAATTTAGGGGAGTAGAATCAGTTGTAGCACCATTGGCAAATATTCCTCTGGTGGCATGGTCACAACCTATACCCTCTCTGACTATAACACTAGCATTTCCAAAATTAGAGGCTTGACCATTAGTTCCTATAGTTACATAGGCATATGCGTTACTTGTAGCTGCGTCGGCTTGTGTAAATACACCTCTTGAACTATTAGAAACAGCTTGCATTGAATTTGCGGCATCAGTATACGTATGAGAAACAAATTCGTCTTGATCTATTGCCATTTCAGATTCTGGCTCAAACCTGATTTTTCTTATTCTGGCGTCATTGACTGCAAGTAAACTAAAAGTATTTGCTCCTATAAAAATACCTGACCCAAATTTTCTTTCAGAATCAGTAATCCAACCGTTAGTTCCGTCATAAATAAACAAAGCATTCATACCAGTATGATACCAAAAATCTCCTTCATTTGGAGAACTAGGGGCTGTTGCACTTCTAGTATATGCAGGACCAAGACCTTTAGTACCCATGTACGTTGCCAATCGTGACATAGTGGCTTTTCTATTTGTTCCACCTGCGCCATCATCAACAACCATTAGGTCTGCGTCTACTAATGCAGCCCCAATATCAGTACCCCCATCAATATCTAAATCTGATATACTAATACTTCCGTCTGGAAAATTTACTGTACCTGTTACAGTACCACCAGTTAAGGGCAAAGCATCTGCTGATTGGAATGTACCAAAAGAAACAATCTCTACTACATCATCTGCTGTAGCACCAGAGGCCAGCACAACGTCTGACCCATTGGTAGCTGTAAAGTCTGCCCTAGCTAAGTGTACACCGTTAAGATATACAGAAACAAAATTAGGGGTATACCCTTGGGTAGTAAATGTAGTTTGATTTGATGTGGCTGTATATACGTCCCGACTTTGTGTAGCCTGTGGGGTAGGTATTGCGCCTATATATCCTGACATTCTGTTTCCTTATGAGTTTACTCTGCCATACATGGTAATTGTTCCTGATGCTATATTACCAACACTCATATAAAACTGAATAGCATTAACTTGTGCATTTTCAGCTCTCCATATTGATGAAGCAGACCTTGTATGTTGATCATTTTGAGAAATATACGCAAAATTGTTTTCTAACAAAGTGTATTTAGATAGATGTGGGGAAAAAATTTCCACTGTTCCATTAAGGGTACTAGGTTCAGGACTATCTGTACCTAAAGGCTTTGTTGCTGATGTGAGTGCTGCAAAAGTACTATAACTTAAATATGATGTAGTATTACTATTATCACTCTGAAAAACTTGTTCTCCAACGTAATTACCTGACCCGCCGTCATAACTATGAGAAGATGTATCAGAGCTTGTTTTTGCATAAAAAACTACACCATCATTAGCACTTTCTATTGCGTGGAAAGTAAATAAATAAGAGTCATACTTACTTGCATCAAAACCTGTAAAAGAAGCTGTTGAGGCGTTACTAATATCAGTAGAAGTTATAAACTCCATACCTCCACTGCCTAAAGCTGCACCACCTACTGTAATTGCACCTGTAACATCTATGCCTGTGGCTGTTGTGGCTAGTTTAATTGCATTGTCATGATAAAGGCTAACTGCACCGTTTTGACTTGCCACCAACATATTCTCATTATGTGCTGCATTTTGAAAAATAATGCTATCTGCTGCACCTAAAACTAAATTTCCAGTGCCTTGGTCAGTTATATAACTTGCAGATCCATTGTGATAAAGCTGTAGGTCTGAGCCAGCACCCATTAATATTTTATTGCTATCTCCAAATGTAACATTACCAGTAACTGCACCGCCGGGATAATTCATAGCTGCAGCAAACGTACCACCAGATGCCTTACTTACTGTATCACTTGTTTCAAAGCTACCGTGGGACACAATAACAATTTGATCACCTTCAGTAGCACCTGTTTCTAGTGTAACAGTAGAGCCATTAGTGGCAGTGTAATCTGTGCCATCTACTAATCTTATACCGTTCTGATATACATGCACAGCACCGACAGTATAACCAACATTAGGAATACTGGTCTGGCTGGCTGTTGCTGTAATTGTGTGCTTTGTTTCTATTTGTTGTGGTGCTGATACTGCTACCTTACCACCTATATAACCTGCCATTGTTTTTCCTTATGTTCCGTTAGCTATGCCGTACATAACAATTTCGCCACTAGCTATGTTGCCAGTATTCATTGCAAATTGAATTGCATCTGTATCTTGATTTACTAAATGTACAGTCTCACTTGCTGTGTGTGCCCCAATATAAGTATCACTCAACATTGCGACTACTTTAGATTGGCCCATTGTATATTTTGTTGAATGAGGGGCATGAAGGTAAAATATACCTGTAGCACCCGCAGCATTTGTTGCTGTGCTTATATCACCTGTAACTCTGAATCCGGGGTAGTCTGTGTTATTAAAATGATAATTGCCGTCCGTCTTGTCATAATTTGAGCCACCATCCGTGCTTGCATGAGCAAACAGGTCAGCATTATTTGTTACTCCTAAAATATGTTGCAGATGAAATTGATAGTGGTCATACTTACTTGCATCAAATTGTGTAAAAGATACACTGGCTGTGCCAGAACTAATAGCTCCACTAGATGCTAGGTAAACCATAGAACCACCAGTGATCTTACCACCCATATAAGTAGCTAACCTACTCATTGTAGCCTTGCGGTTAGTACCACCTGCCCCATCATCTACAATCATAAGGTCAGCATCTACAAGAGCAGCACCGATATCTGTACCTGCATCAATGTCTAGTAAAGGCAGTGTTACCCCACTACCAGTAAGGTTTGCTGTATCTCTTGCTTTGGTCATGTTCTATCCTTTAGCTAGGCTTGGTAGGCCACGTAATACTATTAGGGAAGCCACTCTGTGCTGGTACATCCCGTAGTGCTGCACGATAAGTAGTCCATGCACTAGACATGGTTACATCACTGTTGCCCATCCAATCGGTAGCAGCTAGTAGTGCATCCCGTTCTTCACGAACAGCTACAGCAGCACGTGTGTCTGCACCGTCAGCCCATGCCTTTTCCTCAGCATCACGTGCAGTCTCTTCGTCTGCTGTGAACTGAACCATTTCTCCGTTAATATTATGATATCTTGGCATTTCTGTTTTTCCTTTGTTGTTGTATTATGAGTTTACCATACCGTACATAGTAATTGTTCCTGATGCTATGTTACCACTGTAAAATAAAAACTGAACTCCATTGACAACCGTGGCAACTTTTGTGCCACCACCGCCACCCGACGTTATTGGTCCATGAACTGTGTCATCACTTAAAGCATTAACACCGTGGGCAAAAACATAACTACGTGTATTTAGGTGAGGGCTGTTTAGTTTAACATCTAATGACCCCCCTTCTGTTGCAACATTACCCGAAGGATAATAAATTATAGGTATTAAATTAGAATCTCCAGCACTGATACCCGATACGCCAGCAATTCTATAGCTATCACTCGCAGATAAATAATTAGAACCACTGTCAACAGACATTCTCATGCAAAAAAGTTGTGAATCTGTTGCAGGAACAATATTAGCAAGTGTAAATAAATAACTATCGTACTTGCTGGAATCAAAACCAGTAAAACTAGCTGTTGCTGCGTTACTTACATCAGTTGAAGATATAAACTCTAGCCCACCACCAATTTTAGTTCCCATATAAGTAGCCATAGTTTCAACACTAGTCATACGCATAGTGCCAGCATCGTTGATCAAGACACCATCACCATCAGCAATAGCAGTTGTGCCTCTGGCTGTACCACCGTCTATGTTATCTAGTTCAGCTTTTGTTACACCAGTGCTTGCTAATGCAGCTAGTTTTTCTTGCCTACTCATTAGCTGTCAATCTCCATATAGCTCATAATCACTGAGACTTTATCTGCTACACTACAGTCTACCTTAATGATATCACCTGCGTTAAGAACAACCTTACCGTCTAGTACAGACAGTGATGATCCTACTGGTATGGCTGCATCTTTAACTAGGTGTGCTGTAGTATTTTGTGTTTGACTTGTTTGTGTAGTAGTACTAACTAAAGTTACACTTGCTGTAACCTGAGAGGTGTGTACGTTAGCTAGAGTAAGTCCTAAGATGATAGCCCTAGTACTTGATTGGGTAGTGTATATAGTTTCAGGAGTACCTGCACTAGCTGGTGCAACGTCCCTTGTAATTGTCTTGAATGTATTTGCCATTAATTTGTTTCCTTATCCAAGGGCGATTGCTAAAGCTGTTGCTTCATCTTGTGCTACTGTAG